AGGTGCAGCAGGGGCTCAAGGTCTCCAAGGAACAGTTGGCGCTCAAGGTGGATTAGGTGCCCAAGGTTTGCAGGGCATTCAGGGTACTTTAAACTCTCAGGGGGCTGCTGGAGCGCAAGGAATCCTAGGTGCTCAAGGTGTTCAAGGTACTCTAAGCTCTCAGGGTGCTGTTGGCGCTCAGGGTACTACAGGAACCGCAGGAAGTAACCCTAACTGGTATGGTGTAGTTTATGGCGCATGGGGAGACTGTGACCCTCAGGATTTGATGGACCATGCTCTAACTAGCGGAACAATTGCACCAACTCCAACTAACATCAGCATCAGCGTAGCAAGAATTGCTTATTTTTCCCCTCCTGCCGATATTACGGTCAATAAAATTCGTTTCTTCGGTGTAGGCGCAACAACTAACGTTTATCGTGTTGCAATTTATAATGGCGACACATTAGCTAGATTAACTAACGAACTTGCTTTCAGTACCGCAGCGAACACCTGGGGTTCGGCAGGCTCTGCTCTTAACTTAACACTAACTGCCAACCAAACTTATTTTATTGCAGTATCAGTAAACGCAACTGGTACTACAGCAGGTATCCTCGCAATGAATACTACTGTTGCTGCAACTACAGGACAAATGACAGTTCTTCCTAAGAGTTTCCCCGGTTCTTTGGATATTGATAGTCATTACATCAGAGGCGCATTTGCTCAGTTTGCGGTTACCAGTGGTGCCCTACCTGCAACTGCAGCAACAATCGCAACTCAGGCAGCATGGACTGGTGGTTTCCCTGCATTCTGGTTGGATAGTAACAACGCATAATAGTCTATAAATAACAGCACTGAATTACACAAATTATGAATTTTGTAAAGGCCGTCCTTGATAATGGCGGAGATATAAAGCCTTTGGTTATTCCATCGGAGCTAACAAATGGAACCGGATTATGTAATCCATCCGTTTTTACTTTAAACGATAAAATATTAGTTAATCTAAGGCACATCCAATACACTCTGTACCATTCTGAGCTTTGTAAATATGAACATCAGTATGGTCCGTTGGTGTATCTAAATCCAGAAAATGATATAACCTTAACTACTACAAATTATATCTGTGAACTTAATAATGATCTAGAGATTATCCACTATAGTAAGGTTGATACATCTTCTCTTGATAAGCCCCCTATTTGGGAGTTTGTCGGATTAGAAGATTCAAGGCTAGTAAAATGGGGGGATAAGGTTTATCTTACTGGTGTTAGGAGGGATACAACTACCAACGGTCAAGGTAGAATGGAGTTGAGTGAACTTGATTTTACTGATACTGAAGTTAAGGAAATTGATCGTTTCCGTATTCCAGCCCCAGGAAAAGATGATTCATATTGTGAAAAAAATTGGATGCCAATTCTGGATATTCCCTATCATTATGTAAAGTGGACAAATCCAACTGAAGTTGTAAAAGTTGACCCTGAAGAGAAAACATGCGAGACCGTTCATTTAGGTGAATGGAAGGAAATGCCGAAGGATCTTCGCGGAGGCTCTCAGGTAATTTCTTTTATGGATGGCTACCTGACAATCAACCACGAAACCGATCTCTATAAGAGCGAAGCTGGAAGAAAGGACGCAACCTATAGACATAGATTTACCTATTGGGATAAAGATTGGAATATTGTAAAGTTCTCTAAGGTCTTTAGTTTTATGGAAGCAAAGATTGAATTTGCTTGTGGTATGGCTAAGCTTGAAGATGATTACTTAATTACTTTTGGGTTCCAAGATAATGCAGCTTATATTTTAAGAGTACCCGGACAATTTTTGGAGGACTTTATCAATGAATGATGCTCTTTATGCCTATGTGAAAGATACGGAAAATCCTGAACTTAACTTTAACCTAGCTTTAGAATACGAGAAGGTAGGACAAACAGCGGCTGCTATCTCATTCTTTTTGCGTGCTGCCGATAGAACGCAAGATTTAGATTTGGCTTATGAATGCTTCCTAAGAATGGCATCATGCTTTAATCTACAGAACAACAGAGTTTATACAGTAAGGGGATTATATCAGCAAGCAATTGCACTATTGCCCAAAAGACCCGAGGCTTATTTTCTGTACGGTAGATATTTGGGTTGGATCACTCAATATGCAGAAGCTTATACCATGCTCAATGTTGGTTTAGCTACTGCAGACTTCTCAACACCAGAGCTAAGAACCAATGTTGAATACCCTGGTAAGTATGGATTGATCTTTGAGAAGGCAGTTTCTGCTTATTGGTGGGGTAAGAACATGGAATCCCGCAAATTATTTCATGATCTTGTTGATGATTATTGGGATGTAATGACAGATCATTACAAATCCATGGTTGAAAGTAATATCACTAGATTGGGTTCTGGACCAGAATCTCAGGCATTTACCTATTACTTTAAGCAAGACCACGATAAACTGCGCTTTAACTTTAAGGGAAGCAAAGAGATAGAACGCAACTATTCACAAGTTTACCAAGATATGTTTATTCTTTCTGTTCTAAATGGGAAGAAAAACGGAACTTATCTTGAAGTAGGTGGTGCGGATCCTTTCCTTGGAAATAATACATTTTTGCTTGAGCAAGATTATGATTGGAAAGGTATATCCCTAGAAAATGATGCTAAGTTTATTGATAATTACAAGAATAATAGGAAGAACCCTGTACTACATACAGATGCCCTAAAACTTGATTACAAGAAACTACTAGAGACCCACTTTGAAACAAAGGAAATAGATTATCTACAGTTAGATATTGAGCCGGCCCGCAATACTTTTGAAGTTCTTCTTTCAATTCCATTTGAGGAATACAAGTTTGCTGTTATCACATATGAGCATGATTATTATGTTGATGTTACAAAATCCTACAGAGACAAGTCCAGAAAGTATCTACAATTGATGGGATATGAGCTAGTTGTAAATGATGTTTCTCCTGATGGCATCAGTAACTTTGAGGACTGGTGGGTACATCCAGACCTAGTGGATTCAGAAATCATCAAAGTTATGAAAGACAGTGATGACAAGACCAAAAAGGCAAAAAATTATATTCTATCAAAATGAAGTTAAACAATTTCCCACCAGTCTATTACATTTCACTTGAAGAAAGTGCGGATAGGCAACAAAACCTTGCCGATCAGTTTTCAAATTGGGGCATAGAAAATTATACCCCAATGATCTTTAAAAGATTTGCGGAGTGTGATGATGTAATACATGGTCCCCTTGTTCATACACTTAACAGCAGCAATAAAGGGGCTTCTACTTCTCACTTAAAATCAATAAAGAAATGGCTAACAGAAACAGATGAGCCCTATGCTGTATTTTTTGAAGATGATGTTTCATTGAAAACAGTAGAATACTGGGATTTTACTTGGTCCGATTTTATGGAGCAATTGCCCAAAGACTGGGAAGCGGTTCAACTAATGTGGGTAAGGCCACATATGGTTAAAGTTGAATTCAGAAGAAGGTATCCTGATGATTGGTCTGCCACTGCATTCATGGTGACTAGAGAATATGGGCAGAAATTGGTTGACCGCTTCATGATCTCTGATAATGAATTTAATTATGATATGGATGGGCTACAGCCTATAGTAGAAAATGTTCTTTTTTCTCATGGTAATGTTTATACAGTACCACTATTTGTTGAAGAAACATTGCTGCCAACCACTTTCATAAATGCCCCAGAATTTGATGCCTCTCTTATTGTTAACGGGCAAGGTGAATCCCATCACACTTCACAGGAGGCTGTTCTTGATTGGTGGAAGAACATAGGAAAAAATACCGCTCTCAAAAAATTGATGGGCACTGATGTATTCCCAACAACATTTGATTGGGGTGACTTTAATTCTGAATTACAAGATTCACTAAAAAAAGAAATAGGAAAGGAAAAAATCTATGAAAAATTTTTTAGAGTCAACAGGCTTGATGTTGTTGTTGATATTGGAGCTAGTGTTGGTCCTTTTGTATACTCAATCTTAGATAGATCGCCAAAGGAAATTTACTGTATTGAGCCATCAAAAAATTTATTGCCTTCACTTGTAAATAATACAGCAAAGGTTCCACAAGATACTAAAATAACCTATATCAATAAGGCTATTAGTCAGGGTGATTTTGAGGTTAGAGTATTTGCCAAAGATAATAAAAATATCTATGGTAAGAATTATGACTATAATGAAATAACGTTCAGTGAATTCATTAAAGAATACAATATCAAAAAAATTGATTTCCTTAAATTGGATTGTGAAGGTGGTGAGTACAGTGTTTTTAATGATGAAAATATTGACTGGATCCTTGAGAACGTTGATAAGGTTGCAGCAGAGTTTCACTTAACTTACCCTGGTTGTCAAGAGAAATTTCGCAACTTTAGGGACAAGTATCTACAAAGATTCAACAACTATTATATCATTTCAAACCAACAACAGAATATCCATGCTGGGGTTCAGCTTGATCTAACTAAGTGGATCTTTGATGACAGATTTTTTGACAATTATTATGGTGAACTTATGGTCTATCTTTATAAATAAGTTATAAACAGCATTAAAATGAACCTAACTAAAATTATTGCAACAGAAGAAAATACAGCTACCTCAGCAGGTACGGCAACTAGTATTACTTCTGCAAGCTGCGTAAGGCTTTTTAATAGTCAAGGATCAACAGTAGTTGTTGGTGTTTCTACTCAAGTAGGTGCGGCATCTACAACTTTCTTTAGTATGCCTACCCTATCTGTTGAATTCCTTCAAAAAGCTCCAACAGATGTTATTTACACTTCTGCTGCTATAAAAGCTAATAAAATAGCCTTTACTAATTGATATAAATCTAAATACCTAAAAAGTAGCAGATAAATGAAACTTATTACGGAAGAAGCTGAATCAGTACAGGTTATTACTGAAGAAAAGAATGGCGTAAAGAAGCTATTCATTGAAGGTGTTTTCCTGCAAGGGGACACTGTAAATCGTAATAAGCGCCTTTATGAAATGAAGGTTCTACGTAATGCTGTTAAGGCTTACAATGAGAACTTTGTGCAAAAGGGGAGATCCGTGGGGGAGCTAGGGCATCCTGCTAATCCAGCAATCAACCTTGATAGAGTATCCCATAAGATCATTAGCCTAAAAGAAAACGGTAAGAACTTTATTGGTAAGGCTCAAATTCTTGATACACCAATGGGTAAAATAGCCCAGAATCTTTATGAAGCCGGTGTTCAGTTGGGAGTTTCGTCTAGAGGGTTGGGTTCCTTAAGACCCACTGATAAAGGTTATTCTGTTGTATCTGAAGACTTCACCCTCTCCACTGCGGCTGATATTGTTCACGATCCTTCCGCCCCTGATGCATTTGTCTCCGGGTTAATGGAAAATGTTGAATGGCTTTATGATACTAAGAGACAAGAATACGTCGCCAGTAGCATTCGTAATAAAATTGAAAAAGATGTTGTTAGTCGTCGTTTAACTGAAGAGCGTAAACTACTCCACTTTGAGAATTATCTCAGACTTATCTGACTAAATAATCCACCTGATGTTGATTGGCGTCATTTCAGGTAAGCCCCGTAAGGGGCTTTTTAATGGAAACTTAACTAAATAATCAGCCAATCAACATCAAGGAGGAAAATGGCGCAGCAACAAAAAGCCCCGCGTATCTATACGTATAAGATTACTTTTGAGGAAATTCGCCACTATTATTACGGAGTCCATAAAGAAAAGTTTTATGATGATGGGTACATGGGCACACCCATAACCCATAAATGGATGTGGGATTTTTATACTCCAGAAAAACAAATACTTGAAATTTTTGATTATAATGAAGAAGGATGGAGGCAGGCATTGCTTATGGAGACAGAATTAATCAAATATTTTTATGATACTGACCCATATTGTTTAAACGAAAGTTGTTCTGGTGTTTATTCATTAAAAAGTCGTTCTGCGGCAGGAAAATTAGGTGGTATTGCTGCAACGGATAAAGCCCGTGAGGAAGGAATAGGATTCTTTGCTTTAACGAAAGAAGATCGTAGTAAGCATGGTAAAAAATCCGCAGAAACCCATAAAAATAATGGGACTGGATTTTTCGGACCGGAACATAAAGAAATGGCTCGGAAGGGTGGATCTACAAGGGGCAAAAGGCATAAAGAAGAAGGTACTGGAATTTTTTCTATTTCAAAGGAAGAACGTTTGAGAAATTGCTCTAAGGGCGGTAAAACAGCAGGAAAACAAAATTCTTATCTTATTACAGAAAAAGTTTGGATGTGTACTGTTACTGGTTTCATAACTACCGCAGGAGCATTAACTCCTTATCAATGTAAAAGGGGTATTGACCCATCAAATCGCATTCAAATAAAACCCTATTCAAATCAAAAATAATCATCAGGAGAGTAGTAATACTCTCTTTTTATTAGTTATACTAAATACTAGAAAATAACAAACGTCTAAATACTAACAGATTGTTTTAAGATTTATTTGGAGAGATACAATGCCCCGCGCTTCTAAAGCAAACATTAATCAATCACACACTGCGGTAAATGCCCATGCATCTAAGGGTGATCCGATGCCCAAACTAGCCGCTGGTGCTGTGCATGGTCAAACTGGTAATCCAGATGATCTTGGTGGTCCTACTGTTGATGATTATAAGTCAACCGATGATTCAGCTAAGCTTGACGATCCCGGCCATGGCCTAAAGCGTGTTAGCGATGCTATCCGTAACCGCAAAGGTAAGCAAGAGGGCGATCAAGGTATGCCTCACCTAAAAGGTGACCCTCTGAAGGAAGAATCTGATGAAGATGAGGATCTCATTGATGAAGAGGGTGATGAGGAAGATCTAGTCGCTGAAGCTTCTGATGAAGACGAAGAGGACGAAGATGAGGACGAAGGTGACGAGTCCGAAGATGAGGACGAGGACAAAGAAGACAAGCCTAAGAAGTCCAAAAAAGAAATGGCTGAAGATTTTGACATTGAAGAGGATGTTGAAGCCCTTGTAGGTGGCGAAGATCTCTCCGAAGAGTTCAAAGAAAAGGCTAAGACCATTTTTGAGGCTGCCCTTCGCTCTAAGGTTTCTGAGATTCAGGAATCCCTTGAAGAGCAGTATCAAGAAGCACTTCTAGAAGAAGTACAAGTAATTAAGGAAGAACTAACCGAGCGTGTTGATTCTTACCTTGAGTATGTTGCAGAAGAGTGGCTCTATGAGAACAAGCTATCTGTAACTCGTGGTATTAAGGAAGAGCTAACTCAGTCCTTCCTATCTGGCCTCAAGGCCCTTTGTGAAGATCATTATGTAGAACTACCTGAAGAAAAATATGATGTTCTTGAGAATATGGTTAATAAACTAGATGAAATGGAGACTAAACTCAACGAGCAAATTGAGAAGAACGTCTACCTGAACCAAAGACTCTCTGAGTCTGTGGCGGATAGAATCTTTGATACTGTAGCTGATGGTCTTGCCGTCACTCAGAAAGAAAAGCTCGCTTCACTTGCTGAGAGTGTTGAGTTTGAAAGTGAAGACCAATATCGTGACAAACTGGAGACTCTACGGGAATCATATTTCCCTGTACGTAATTATGCTCCTTATAGCCACCCTGAAACGCTATCTGAAGGCGTTGACTATGATCCCAATCCTTATACAGTAGAGGGACCCATGGCTCATTATCTTCAGGCCGCTTCACTACTGGCAAAGCACTGATTTAAATAAAAATCAAACAACAACAACTTAAGAGGTAACAAATGTTTCAAACCGAACACTTGCAAGAGAAGTGGGCTCCCCTTCTAAACTATGATGGGCTAGATCCTATCAAAGATGCACACCGTCGTAACGTAACCGCAATTCTACTTGAGAACCAAGAAAAGCATCTGCTAGAGCAGAACTCTTTCAACAGTGGTCTCCTAATGGAATCACCTACCAACAGTGCTAACGCTGCTGGTGCTTCTGGTGGTTTTAGTGGCAGCGCTGCTGCTGCCGGCCCTGTAGCTGGTTTTGATCCTATTCTAATCAGCCTAATCCGTCGTGCTATGCCTAACTTGGTCGCTTATGACCTAGCTGGCGTTCAGCCTATGAGCGGTCCTACTGGCCTAATCTTCGCAATGCGTAGCCGTAAGGATAGCCAGTCTGGCGATGAGACCTTCTACAACGAAGTAGATACCTCATTCTCCGGTCAGAACGATGGTCGTAGCCTTGCTGGTTTCAGCAGCGTTGGTGCTGGTATCGGTACCACTGGTCCTCAGCTTGGTACTAACCCTGGTCTACTAAACCCCACCGCTACTGCCGATCAGGCCGCCTATAACGTCGGTCAAGGTATGAAGACTGGTGACGGTGAGAACCTAGGTAACGGCGCTGGTAACGACTTCAACGAAGTAGCATTCTCCATTGAGAAAGTTCTTGCTGAAGCCCGCACCCGTAAGCTGAAAGCTGAGTACAGCCTAGAGCTAGCTCAAGACCTCAAGGCTATCCACGGTCTATCCGCTGAAGCTGAGCTTGCCAACATTCTGTCTACTGAGATCCTTTCTGAGATCAACCGTGAGATTATCCGTACTCTCTACAAAGTAGCAGAACAAGGTGCTGCCGTTAACGTTGCTACCCCTGGTGTCTTTGACCTAGACGTAGACAGCAACGGTCGTTGGTCCGTTGAGAAGTTCAAGGGTCTACTGTTCCAAATTGAGCGTGATGCTAACGCTATCGCCCAAAGAACTCGTAGAGGAAAGGGCAACGTAATCATGTGCTCTGCCGACGTAGCCTCTGCGCTAACCATGGCTGGTGTACTTGATTATACTCCTGCTCTAAATGCTAACCTAAACGTAGATGATACTGGCAATACCTTTGCTGGTGTACTACTCGGTAAGTATCGCGTTTACATTGATCCTTATGCTGCTAACGTAAGTGCTAACCAGTATTACGTTGTTGGTTATAAGGGTAGCAGCCCTTATGATGCTGGACTTTTTTACTGCCCCTATTTGCCACTACAAATGGTTCGTGCCGTTGATCAGAATCAGTTTACTCCTAAACTGGGCTTCCTGACTCGTTACGCCGTTGTAGCTAACCCCTTCGCTGAAGGTGATACTCAGGGTCTAGGTCGTCTGCAGGTTAACGCCAACAGATATTATCGTAGAGTTCAAGTAAAAAATCTCATGTGAGTTTATTATACAAACTTACTCAAAAGGGCCTTCCGGCCCTTTTTTATTATCTATTGAAAATCAATAGTAGGAAATTTTTCTTTATCCGATTCTAGAACGTACCTACGTACTTTATAACCTTTGTGTGTCTTTTTCTTTCCGGTAATAATCATTGACATATTCCCTTGCGAAAGATTATTTACTTTACAAAACTTATTAAGATTCTTAACTAAAATTTCTTTCCCGCAAGGAAGTGTGACAACCCATAGTTTAGCAAAACTACTAGCTATCTTATCCCTTGTTTCAACGGGTACAGTTCTTCCTTTCGCTTTCTCGCTCATTTTTCTTTTTTGTTCCTCACTCTTAGGAATTCCTTTCTGAGCATTGCTTATAGACATGCGATGTTCGGCAGATAACTTAGTTCCTTTTCTTTTTTTACTAATAATCTGTCTAGTTTCTTCACTGTGGGTCTTACCATAAAAACCATTATCTTCACCAAATAAAACAGGCCCACCTGTCCCACCTTCCATAATGTTAAAAAGTATTCCACCTTCATCAAAAGTTATTCTTCCATATTTTTTGATTTCTTCTGTTTCCAAAGCATAAGCAATATCCTCTTGTAAACCTTCTTTGATTTTAACGACTTTCGGCTCAACACCTTGCTTTCTCATTTTTCTAATATGACCATACAATCTTTTATTGCGATCTGTGTGGGTGCCTTCTCTTAAATGAGCATAACACCTAAACCCAGTACCTTTGCCAACATAAAAAGGCACATCAGTTCTAGGATCTACAAGATAATAAACATAAAACCTTCCTTCAGTCATAATCTCCATAAAGCTCCACCCATCATACCACAACCACCCAATAAAGTCAATAAATAACCACAACACCTAAATCAAGCAAGTGCCTGAATTTCCATACATTGATCCAAAAACTCAAATTGAGAATAGGAATCCTTTAAGACCTTCGCAGTTTAGGTTTACCTTGGCAAGGGCTCCGAAGGTAACTTTTTTCTCAAATCAAGCTAATCTTCCTAGCATGAGTCTAGGGATCGCAAATCAGGCTACATACTTAAAGGATATCCCTGTACCTGGCGATAAGATTAACTTTGAAGACCTAACCCTGAAATTCATTGTTGATGAAGACCTAGTTAATTACACTGAAATCTACAATTGGATCAAAGGTCTAGGATATCCAGAGGATCTAGAGCAAATTTATGATCTACAAAGGGAAAATAAGAATAGGTATTCTAGATTAAATTCTCAGATGAATATCTATTCTGATGGAACGTTACAGATTCTCACAAGCAATCAAAGACCAAATGTTCAGGTAAAATTTTATGATCTATTTCCTTATGATCTCACTACATTGATTTTTGATGCCACCGTTACAGATGGTGACCCATTGACTGCCCAGGCAAAGTTTAAGTATACATTTTTTGAATTAACCGATCTACAAGGAAACCCACTCTATAAGTATGACCCATCAAGAGAAGGATAAAAGTGATCTCTTTCTGCTCATTGAAAACATGTGGAAAGAGGATAGTAAATTAGATATTGATAACCTTCACCACGAATCCATTAAAATTCCACAACTTCACGGAAAATATTATGAGATTCAGACTAAGATTTACAAACTAAAGAAGAAAGTAAAGAACGAACTTGACGAATTACTATTAAAGAGATTTCTATTCTATACAGGAAAAGCCGACCCAGAAGAATATGCTCGGGAAAACTTTGGAACCAAAGTTCTCAAGGGAGATGTAGAACTTTATCTTAATGCTGATAAGTATCTAATTGCCCATAGATCAAAATTAGAAGATCTAGAGTATCTTCTTGATTACCTAAAGGACATTCTAAAGCAAATTCACAATAGGTCATTCTATGTTGGAAATGCTATTGAATACATGAAGTTTATCGCAGGACAATAAATGGCAGACGTTGTTATTGAAAAGAAGAATGAGGTTCACCTTAAGCTAAGTGCTGAACCTCATGTGCTCTATGAACTCGCTCAGTATTTCACTTTTGATGTACCGGGAGCTAAGTTTTCATCAGCATACAAGAGAGGTGGGTGGAACGGAAAGATCCAGCTATTATCTACAACGACTGGTGAAATCTATTGTGGTCTACTTGATCGTGTTATTGCTAAGATTAAAAATCACGGCTTTACTTACGAATTCAAGCATAATAAGTTCTATGGAGATCCTTTTGAATACGACGAATCTATTACAAAAGAAGGTGTCAAGGGTCTAATGCAGATCTTGGCTAAAGGTAGGTTTGAGCCCTACGAATACCAGATTGATGCGGTATATGAATGCTTGCGTTACAACAGAAAAACAATTGTCTCTCCTACATCATCAGGTAAGACCTTTCAGATTTATAGTGTTTGTAGGTATCATCTAGCAAAGAAAAGAAAGATTCTGATTATCTTCCCGACAACCACCCTTATCCACCAGACCTATAAAGATTGGGAAGATTTTGGCTTTGCTTCCAATGAGTATTGTCACCTAATCTATGCTGGGCAACATAAGAATTCAGAAGCTCCTATTTTCTTTAGTACCTGGCAAAGTCTTACCGATCAACCAAAATCATTTTTTGAGCAGTTTGATGTTGTCATTATTGATGAAGTCCACAAGTCTGCTTCCAAGTCATTGATTGACATTATGAAAAAATGTCATAACGTAAAATACCGTTTCGGTTTTACTGGAACATTGACTAATAATGACGATAGTAAGGCTCCAAATGAATTGACAATTACTGGATTGTTTGGTCCTGCCTATGCAACAATCAATACTAAAGAACTGATTGAAAAAGGTCGGGCATCAAAGCTGGATATTCATTGTCTTGTATTGAAGCATAAAAGGCAGATCTTTTCAACTTATGAAGAAGAGATCCAATATCTGATTACTAACGAAAAAAGAAACAAATACATTCGTAATCTATCCGTTTCTCTCAAAGGGAATACCCTGCTCATGTTCTCAAGGGTAGAGACCCATGGGCAGGTACTATATGAGCTAATTAAAGAAAAGGTAGGAGACCGGAGAAAGGTCTTTTTCATCCATGGGGGCGTAGAGGGCAAAGATAGAGAAGCCATCAGGGAAATTGTTGAGCGAGAAAATGATGCAATCATTGTTGCCAGCTATAACACTATGAGCACTGGTGTATCCATTAAGAAGCTCAATAACATTATCTTTGGCTTTCCCTCTAAAGGCAAGAT